AAAATTAATCAGCATTACAAAAGCGGGGCGAGTTCTTTGCCGCCCACCCGGCAGGCTCGATTTTCGGGAATTCAGGGATGTTGGGGTCGTGAAGCGCCGCGCGATAAATTTCGGCTTCGTGTGAGATAAATCGAAATTCCATCGGTTACACACGGTGGGACGAATCATTATTGTATGAGACGGCTTCGCTAAAGTCTCACACCTCAGAACAATCCCTGCATGACGTCTGGCTGGTAGTTGGTGATGACCAGCTCGCGGCTCTCCTGTGGCTGGCCATGTGCGTTGGCCACGCTGTATTTAATCCCAAGGTCGTGCATCACCAGGCCGTCGAAAACCGCCCGGATGTCTGGGTGGTCGTTGATCGAGACCATCATCTTGCCTTTGCAGGTGCGCATGGCGGCGGCGAGCAGCTCGTACTGTTCCCAGGGGAACGGCACACCATAGCCTTCGGTTTCCCAGTACGGAGGGTCGGCATAGAAGAAGGTGTGGGGGCGGTCATATTTTTTGAGGCAGACATCCCAAGGCAGCAGCTCGACGTTGGTGCCGGACAAGCGCATGTGGGCGGCCGACAGGTTCTCCTCGATCCGGCAGAGGTTGATCATCGGCGCGGTGGTGGCGGTACCGAAGTTCTGGCCGGACACCTTGCCGCCGAAGGCATGGTGCTGCAGGTAGAAGAACCGGGCGGCGCGCTGGATGTCGGTAAGGGTTTCGGGCTCGGTCATCTGGTGCCACTTGAAGATCTGGCGCGAGCTGATCGCCCATTTGAACTGGCGGACGAACTCCTCGAGGTGGTGCTGCACCACGCGGTAGAGGTTGACTAGGTCGCCGTTGACATCGTTCAGCACTTCGACCGGGGCGGGCTGGCGCATGAAGTAGAGCGCGGCCCCACCACAGAACAGCTCGACGTAGCATTCGTGCTGGGGAAACAAAGGGATCAGACGGTCGGCCAGGCGACGTTTGCCACCGAGCCAGGGAATCATTGGATTAGCCTGCATTTGCTGCCTTTCTCGCGTTAAATTTATCCGGTAGACTCCGCCCGCCACGCGCGTGGTGGGGGAGCCTTTGGTCAATCTCGCAGCAGCTTTGCGGGTGCGGTGGTCAGTAGCGTGCTCGAACACGGTGCTGGTCGCTTCCTCTTTTTCCCTACATCAATCACCAGACGACCAGCGCCAAATCCTCCGGGGTCTGGGCGGCAGTGGTGGCCGCTTCCAGCGTCGAAAAATGCGCATAGGCCGCGTTAACCTGAAGACTCATCGCGCCGGCAATGTCGAGCAATTGGGTCATATTTGTGATCGGCAGCAGGTTCTTGTCGGCATCGATCCAGGCAGGCGGCAACGGCAGCCCGGCACTGGCCAAGGTGATGGCCTGGGTGATGAGGGCACGCTGAAGCGGTCCCGCGCGCCACGGTCGACTGAGAACCACCACATTGGCCGACTCCGCAGCGTTGCGCGCGGCTTCAATCTCGGCCATTTTCCGCTGACGCAGGATCTCGATGTTGACGTCGACCACCAGATAGCCGACCTCGATTGCCCCCGGAGGGACCGGGGTAATCTGGCTGACCGTTTTGAGGTCCGGGTCGACGACAGGCGGGTTGTCCGGGATCCAGCGGAGCGCCTTTGCAGCAGCCAGCTCCAGCGGCTGTTCGTCGAAGGCCTGTACTCTCAGGATGGCCCCTTGTGCATCGATAAGCGCGTAATTCATTGGTAAGACCCCTTAGTTTTCACCACTCAACCTTCATCAATCCGACGCGACCTGCACCGCCTGTATAGGAAGTCACGCCGCCGGCGCCATTGCTTCCGGGATACCCGGGGGAATCGGTACCGGATGCGCCGCCGGCGCCCCCCGATCCCGCGTTGCCGCCGTTACCGCCGCGCCCGAACACACCGCCGCTGCCTCCGGCGCCGCCAGCAGTGGTGTCGTAGCTGCTGCCGCCGCCGCCACCGCCAACCCCGCCGGCCCCGCCGTTGCCGCCATAGCCGCCACCGCCGCCGTTGCTGCCGTTGGTTGCGTCAAGGACAGTTACGCTCGCGTCGGTCGTATAGGTGCCACCTGCCGATGCTGCGCCGCCCGAGGCTGTTGCGCCCCCGTTGCATTGGATCAACGTGAGGGCTCCACGAGCCACCTTGCTTATGTTGCCGGCGGCCCCCACTGTCAGGGTAAGTTCATCGCCGGGGAATGTCGGCACTTGCGCCCGGACATAGGCCCCGCCGCCGCCGCCGCTGCCGCCGTATGAGCTGACAATGCCGCTACCGTTCCCGCCGCCGCCGCGCACACGGAAAGTGAGGTTGCGCACGAAGCGTGGGCAGTCCACGCCGGTGATGAAGGTCCGTGTGGTTTCGACCATCAACGATCCGGGCGGCGCGCCCCCACCGCTGCCGTTGCCGATCAGCGCAGTCACGCCCAGCATCAGGCGTCCGTCCCGGTGGTGGTGGTGTAGAACAGCGCGATACCGTGCAGCCTGGCGTCAACGGCCAGGGTGTCGGCGCCGTTGGTGGCATCGCGGTACACCTGCAGCACGGCAATGTCGTTTTCAGCCGGTGCGCCTCCCAGCGTGATCGCTGCCGTTTCTGTCGCCTTGTAGACCGTGTCGGCCGTGCCGCCGCTGTCGGTCACCAGCACGGCAGTGCCGAATGCGGCATCGAGCGGATCCGCGTCCGACCGAGCCAGGCCCTGGATGCCCCAGACGACGTCGCCTGATCCGGTGGGATGTGACCAGACGATGACAGCCGTGAGCGTGCCCTCGTTCCAGCTCTTGGGCATCTGCACCATGAACTGCGCATATTCGATCGCAGCGGGGTCAAAAGTCAGAACACTGCTGACGATCTTGTTGGTGACGGTCTCGATGGTCGAATAGCCGGCACCAGCGGTGATTCGGCTGTAGATCGCGGCCGCCGGCACCCAGATGGTGTGGCGTCCGATCGACGTCGGCGCGTTGGCGCTGATCATTGCCAGAATGGAGTCGGACAGCTGCGTCACATCCGCCTGGTCAGGCGTCAGGCCGGCCGCCGCGATGACGTTCCGGATCTCCTCCGTGATCATGTAATACCAGTACTTTCCGGGCTTGGTCGCCGGCGCGCCGAGTCCAGGGTTGGCTGGCTGCGGGTAGCCGATCGATGGCGAGGCCGGCGGGGCGGGCGGGGTTCCGGCGGCGCCGGATGCGTAGGCTCTATCCATGATTTGTCAGGTGTAGCTATAGATGAGGGTGGTGTGGGCTGGCTTGGCGAGATTGATCAGGCATTCCAGAGCGGCGTTGTTGTTCCAGGTTTCCAGCAGGGTTTCGACGTCGTCTTCGACGCTGATTTCCGACACGCCCCCTTCCAGCGTCGTATTGACCTGCCAGACGTAGGCCCACTCCAGATCGAGGATGGGTGCGTCGACGTCGTCCTCGACCGTGGTGGGCGTGAACTCGGTGATGGTGATGGCGAAGCCGAAGGCAGCGGCCAGATCGACGAAATAGGCCGGGGTCGGGCTGTTGAGCTGGGTCAGGCGGCGCAGCAGCTGCGCGCGCAGCGCCTCGGTCGCCGGCGCGCCTTCGACGCACGCATCGGGCACGCCGGCGACGCGCGCCCAATCCGGCAGCAGCGCCAGCGCGGCGCGCGGGTCGCTCTCGGCAACGAGCTCCTGGGCGCGGGCGTCGAGCCGGGCAAAACTCTCGGCCCATCCGGCAAGCAGGCGCTGCAGCGTGCTGTCCGGCTCGCGTGGCCAGGCCAGGCCAGTCGGCAGCAGCGCGGCGAGCTGGGCGCGGTAGTTTTCCGGCAGCGACACCTCGCCGGTCACTTCGCCCGGCATGGAGTAGCCGTCTGCAGTCAGAAGCGAATCGGCGGTGATGAGGGAATCTGCGGTCAGCACGACTCAGCTCCAGGTGATCGTGCCGGGCACGGCGATCTGGCCGGCGGCGTGGGCCACGTTGGCGACCGGCGAGACCAGCACGTGATCGGTTTCCCCGGCTGCGAGCGAGATGGCCTCGCGCAGGCGGGAAAGCAGGATCGAGCCGCCCGGCACCGCCTCGCGGCGGATCAGGTCGGCGATTTCGGCCTCGACAGCGTCCTGCACGGCGGCCGTCGACGGCGATAGCTGGATGCTGAGATCGAGCGGCACAGCCACTGGCGCCACCACGGTGGGAACGGCGGTGACCGGGCGGCGCGCGTCGATCCATGCCTGCGCCTCGGCGATCTTCGGCGCGGCCGGAATCAGCCCGCCGGGCGCGTCGTCGCTCACCACGCGGATTGTCACCGTGCCGGGGCCGAGTTCCTCGGGGTAGACCCAGGCGCGGGTGATGTCCGGCACTTCCACCGCCCATGCTGCGTAATCGTGTGCCGCGCCGCCCTGCGGGGGCTGGCGGATGCGATCGAGCAGGCGGGCGCGCAGCGCGGCGTCGGACTCGGCATCCGCGCCGCCGGCAAGCCCGCCGGCCGCCACGGTGGCGCTGGCGGCCACACCCGACACCGGCGAGACGAACACCACGGTCAGGCCCGCACCCAGGTTGCTGGCGAGACCTGGCGTCAACGCCGTCACCGCACCGCTGGCGATCGCGCCGACAAACGTCACATCGGCGTCGGTTTCGTACTCGATTTCGCCCGCGGCCAGAACCGAACCGGCCGGGATGACCGCGCCGGCCTGGCCAACGAAGTCCAGCGTGCCAAAGGCAAATGCCGGCGGCTTGCGCGTCACGCCCCAGATCGCGGCCCAGCGGTCCAGGTGCTCGGCGTCGGCGGTGTCCGGAAACACCTGGCGCGCCAGAAAATCCAGATAACCGTAAAGGCCGTGCGTCGTACCCGCCAGCACGCGGGCGAGCACGTTGAGGTTGCTGCGGCGGGTGCGCGCGTCGCTGCCAGGCAGGCGCGCCTCGGTATCGGCCTGCGCCTGGGCGATCAGATCGGAAAGGCTTGGGCGCTCAAATGGCATCGCCGCTCCAGAAGCGCTCGAAACGGTAGCGGATCGGCGGGTTTGCCGGGCGGGTGATGCCGATTTCCAGCGCCAGAACGCCGCCGCGCGGGATCGTGGCCACCACGTCGACGCCGCTGGCGATGCCGTCGTCGATCATCCAGGCGAGCGCCTCGCGGGCGTACTGCTGGGCGCGGCCCAGCACGGCGGAGGTCTGCTTTTCGCGGTGCAGCAACCACAGGCGGGAGCCGATGCGGTCGCCGGCAATATCCGGCCAGGCATCGCCCCACCAGCCGCGGCGGTCGACGTCGCTGCCGGGCAGCGCATCGTCTGGTTCGGCGCGGCGATCGGTAAACAGGGAGAGCACGACGGCGGTTTCCAGCCCGTCGTCTTCGGCGAGGCCAAGGGCACCCAGCGCGTAGTCCGCGCCGGCGTCGAATCCCAGGAAAACGGTTGAAAGATCGGCCATGCGTGGCAGTTTCACGCGCGCGCGCGGGGCCTGGCGATTAACCCGCGTTAGTTTCTGCGGGCGTCACATCGTTTGATTCGGCGTGCCGGTGGTGCCGCCGCTGTCGCCCGGGTGGGTGTGGCTGTCGTAGGCCTGGCGCATACCGTTCATGGTGCGGCCGTCCGGCGTATCGCAGCGGTCCTCGATGTCACCGGTCGCCTCGATCCCACCTTCCACGCGCAGCTTCGTCGTGTTGACGATCGTCACCTGGTGACCACCGCCGTCGATCACGATGCCGGCGCGCGTCAGGTGCACCACGTGGCCAAGGTCATCGTAGAGCGCCACCTCGCCGGCGGCCAGGCTGGCCAGGCGGTAGCGGCGGTCGTCGACGGCGATCGCCACCAGGTGGTCGCGGCTGCCGCCCACCGCCACAACAATGGCCTCGGCACCTGGGTGCGGGTGGCTGGTCACACCGTATTGCTGGAACCGCTCCACGTTGTCGCGCGCTTCGTCGGCCAGCAGGTCGAGCTGCACGGTCTGCAGGCGCGACCCGTCCGCCACGCCACGCACCACGCCGCGCGAGACCAGCAGGCGCAGGCGGCGGGCGACAGGGGCCAGCAGGCGGCGGATATCCATTACTGCTGCAGCTCCTGCAGGGCGTCGGATTTCTTCGGCTTTTTCGCCAGCGCCTTGGTGGCCAGCTTGCGGCCGAGGCGGCTCTGCGCCACGTTGGCGATTTCGGCGAACGCATCGGGCGGCACCAGGGTCAGCGTCGTGGCGCGGCCGCCGTCGTCGAGCCGGTATTCCAGCGCGGCGATCAGCAGATCGGAATCGAGGCCTACGCTCGGCGCCACGCAGCGCACCAGAGTATTGATCGCCCACAGCCGGCCAGGCGCGGACTCGAAACCAGAGACGGCGACGGTGGCCGACAGCCCGCGCGCCACGCGCACCTTCTGCTCCCAGTTCGCGCGTGCCTGCAGCGACACGCCCTGCTCCTCGGCCAGCACGATCAGCGGCCGGTACCGCTTCACACCTGGGTCCAGCGAGTAGGCGCTCGGCCCGGCCACCGCCGCGCCGTTGTCGAGATCGTCGCCGCGGCTCTGCCCCTTGACCACGATGCGGCTGAAGCGATCGCGCAGGTTGCGGGTAACCTGCACCGACTCGATGTTCTGGCCCTCGCGCAGCTCGCCGGGCGCGCGCTCGCTGCCGGCGCGGATGATCGCCAATGCGCCGTCGCCGTCGGCCGCGAGCAGCAAGCCGCGCAGCCGGGCGGCGCGATCGAGCGCCTCGAACACGGTTTCGCCTTCCTGCAGGGCGAACGACGGCAACGGCGCGCCCACACTCGTGCGGACGCGCAGCGGGATGCCGAACGGTTTCACCAGGTCAGACGCGATTTGACTCAGCGTGCGGCCGGCCCACTGGCCGCTGCGGTGGATCGCGCTGCAGTCGATCAGATCCGCAGTCAGGCTGCGGCCGTTGACTGCATAGCTGGAGGAGGACTTTTCGAGACTGGCCGTGTCTTCGTCGATCCAGCCCGTGAGCACCGGCTGGCCGAGTAGCTCCAGCGCGCAGCGCTGCCCTGGGCGGATCGGGCGGGCGGCGGCGTCAGCCGGCCCGCGCTGGGTGTAGTCGAGCGAAAACGCCGCGGCCATCTGCTCGATGCCCAGGCTCACCGAAGCACGCGTCCAGCCGCCGTGGCGCTGGCCGTCGACCAGCAGTTCGAAGCTCAAGTGGCCACCTCGAGGGCGGCGCCGCCCGGCACGAAGCCGGGATGGCGCACGCGGTTTCGGGACACGATCTCATCGGCGCGGGTGGCGTCGCCGTAGACCCGGTGCGCCACCACCAGCGCCGGCAGCGTGGCGGAGAAGCGCACCGTGCCGATGCGGGGGAGGCTGTCGCTGCGCGCCGCCACGGCGCGGGTGGACGCCGCCGCCAAGGCGGACAGTTCGCGGAACAGCGTGTCATCAGGCGTGACGCCGGCCTCGCTGTCGATCGCGGCCAGCACCGTGTCGCGCGCATCGGCCGCGGCGTTCGCGCTGTCGAAATCGGCCGACTGCAGCAGGCCGGCCGCCTCCGCCACCGCCAGCTGGCGCACCAGGCCGGCGGTGGCGGTGCGGTTGACCGCGGCCTGCTGGTTGGACGGCGTGGTGGCCGGGGCGGTAGATCCGGAATCATGGCCGAACAGCGCAGTCAGCGCGGCGAAGGCGTTGGCTGGAATCGATGGAATCTGCGCCAGCGCGCGGATCCGGTCGCCGATCGCGGAAGCCGCGTCGACCGGCACGCGGATCAGGTCGGATACCGTACCGGCGACGCGCCCGGCGTCGAGCTGGATCTCGGCCAGCAGCGACAGATCGGGCGTGAGCTGGGCGGTCAGCGCGTCAACCGCATCGAGCGCGCGATCGAAGTCAGCGACCGCTGCATCGGCAACCCAGCCCGGATAACCATCGACCTGGTGCACGTCGGCGTAGGTTTTCTGCGCGGCGGCGCGGGTTTTTTGCACCTGGCTGGCCAGCGCCTCGGCGGTGTCGGTGCGCGCGGCCGGGAAGGTCTGCGACCCGGCCTCGGCGAACGAAATCGAGAAGCGGGCGATGCCGCCCTCGCCGCTGGACTCCGACACCCGGTAGTCGGTGACCACGACCTGCAGCTCGCCCCAGTAACGATGCACCAGCGTGCCGGCGCCGGCGGCGTCGAGCGCGGCGATCAGGGCATCGCGCGCGGCCATGTAGTCGGCGCCGAGCACGTAGGCATTGAGCGAAACCGTGCGCGCCTTGCGGCCGAGATCCTCGGTCCAGGGCGTGTCGCGCATCGGGTATTCGT